CGTTATTTGAGGACAAAAAAATATTGTATTCGCGGCATAACGGCCTCTTCCGGTGGTGCCTTAACAACACGGCCGCAAAGCTCAACGCCAATATGTTGATACAGCCTGACAAAATGCGCAGTACCGGCAGAATAGACGGATATGTCTCGTTCCTTTGTGCGTATGTAGCGTATAAGGATGTGCTGGATTGGTTTGAGACATACCAGGCCGGATGATGGGAGGATAAGAATTGAACATTGCATATAGGGCAGGGAGCGCAATACGCTCCTTTTTTACTGGGCTGCGGAGCGACAAAGCCATAGTTGCAAAGGTTGTAGATTTGCTGAGCCAAAGGTATTCGCCATATGACATATTCGGGAGGAACATATATGACATACCGGAGATTCGAACTGCAATCAATTTTGTCGGGCAGAAGGTATCGCTCGTTCCGTTTACCCATATCGTCATTGACAGCGACGGAAGCGTATCGGAAGTAAAAGATTCATTCAACAGGGTTTTAACCGTCCGGGCAAATCCATATCAATCGCCATCCAAATATAAGCAATGTATTGTGAAACGATTGATGATAGCCAATAACGCATATATTATGCCGGAATGGGATGATAGCGGGAACCTGGTTGCGTTGTGGCCGCTGCCGTTTGCACACGCGGAGTATACAACAGCTAACGGCATACAAATGATTACTTTTCAGGCGCCGGACGGCCCGTATACATTTCCATACGCAGATATCATACATCTTACGCGCTTCCCCGATTTGAAGGAGGGGGCACGAAACGACGCTCCTCGGGAATATCTTGAGGTAACAAAGAGCCTGCAAAAACAGGCGGTGAAAGACGCGGAAAACTCCGGGCGCATAAACGCCATGATGACTTCGGCGATGCCTCTCAAAGACGAGTTGATGAAAGAAAAATTGGAAAAATTCAAAAAAATGTATATGACTGCCGAGAATACAACGGGTATTGGGATGATTGACGCCCAATTCAAACTGGAGCCGCTCAACCTTAATAAAAATGTGCTGAAGCTGGACGTAATGCAAGAAATCACGAACCAACTGTATAACTACTTTGGCGTGAGCAATAAGCTGGTGGGCTACACGGCAACGGAGCTTGAAAACGAGCAGTTTGTTGACGGTACGGCAAAGCCGATCGTATACGGAATGAATGAAGAATATACTTTCAAGTTGTTTTCCAATGATGAAATCGACAAAGGCAACAGGATTACGGGGGATACCCTGCAACTGGAGATTTCTACCCTGACGGCCAAAACTTCATTTATAAATATGATGCTCTATCACGGACCTATGAATGGGAACGAGGCAAGAAGGTATGTCGGTATGAACAGAGGCCCGAAAGAGCTTGACGAATATCGGCCAAACCTGAACGGCGTAAATGCAAAAGGCATAGATAAATACCAGAATGTTGAGGACAAAACGGAAGGAGGTGACAAGCAAAATGAGGAATGAAGGATTGTTTACAAGGCGGCAGCTGAACGCGCTGGCGGCTCTGGGGATAAAAACGAAAGACGCGCAGGGCGTTATGCTCGCGCGTGATTCCGTGCTTGAAAATGCGGAGGCCGCTTTGATGAGCATAGACGACATGGAGCGCCGCGAATATATGAAATGCGAATTATTTGGCATTTATGAGCTGCGTTCCATGGAAATACATGGGGATATGCAAATCAGGGCCATCGACGGTGAAGGTATGACCGTCAAAGGCTACCCGATTTTGTTTAACTCCCCTACGCTGCTATGGGGTGAATGGCGGGAGCAGATCGCCCCGGCCGCGCTTGATGGAGTGGATATGCACGATATGAAATTCCTGTTCAATCATAATCCCGACAACCTTTTGGGGCGTGTAGGTGTGAATGTAAGCTACGAGGTGGACGGTACAGGTCTATATGTCAAGGCTGAAATGCCTGACATTCAACTAGGCCGGGATATTTTTTACCTTATCAAACGGCAGATACTAGACGGCATGAGTTTCATGTTCCGAGCCTCAAAGATAGAGACGGATTGGGACAACAAGCTGGATACGATCACGCAGATTTCGGAACTCCCGGAATTTTCAGCTGTGACGTTCCCTGCATACCCGCAGACCGTAATTATTGCGGAGGAAAAGCAGCCGGAAGAGAGCCAACCTGTTACAGATTTGGGACAGGATAAGGAAGAACGAGACGCGGAAATATTGAAACAGAAAGCGCGCGTACTGGAGTTACTTTATACAGATTAATAGGAGGATGAAAAATTATGTTAAAAACACAGAAAGAAATTGCGGAGGCAAACAGGAAAAGGGCGGAACTAAAGAATAAGCGTGACGAACTTCGGACGCAGCTTGCCGAAAAACGCGCCAAAAGCGACCTGACCGACGAATACTTGAATGATACCGAAAACCAGTTGAGGGCTCTTGCGCTGGAAATAGGCGAACTGAACGAAGAAATAGCGGATGCCCCGGCAGCTATGCGGACCGCAGATATTGAAAATATGCGCTCCAACGATGTGACTGCTGAAAATTTCCGGAATCACCCAGCTTATAGGGATGCTTTTTACCGTTCTATCTCCAACCGGAAGGTTTCGTCTGAGGACGCGGAGGTCATGGCCTATGGCAAACGAGAAATAACAGATATGAACGGCGGGGCCGTAACAGGCGGCGCTGGATATATCACGCCTCAGTCCACGCTTGATAAGATCACAAGCGTTTTGGAGCAATATGGACAGATATATGCGGTTGTTACAAAATACACGTTTGTAGGCGACGTGACGTTGCCAATCGGAGTGATGGAATCACCGGAGATGGACAGCGAAGGCATATACCGGATGAAATTCCACTTCGAGGAAGTACGGATTCATCAGGAGGCACTTGTCGCCACTATCGAAGTAAAAAACCTGCTACTAAAAAATTCGATTTCCGCACTGGAGACGTTCATTTCTGAGCAGCTTGCCAAATTTCTTGCAGTAAAGGGCGATATGGGAGTGTTATACGGAGACGGCGAGAATGGTACGTTTGTCGGCATAATGGAAAAGCTATCCGCAAAGAAATATACAGAAGTCAACTGGAAGCTGCTCACGACCGTCATCGGTTCATTGAAAGGCGCATACTCCCAGCGCGGCCACTGGATCATGAATTCTCAAACGTTTTGGAGAGAATTTATGAGCATGAGTGCGACAGACGGCCAGCCAATCATCGGGACAATGCCCATTATCACGAAAAACGGAGATAAGTGGTATATTCTCGGATTGCCCGTCGATATGTCCGACGCTGTGCAGGTTGGCGATTTCGGGTTTGGCGCACTTTCGGATAATTATGTTGTGGACGAATCGCAGAACATAATAATTGAATCTGATCCATCGCCGGAATTCAGCAATGATAAAACAGTGTTCAGGGGGAAAATATATACAGGTGGCGCGCCGATTCTACCGGAAGAAGCATTTGTGTGGTATACGAAGGATAGCGACGTAGCAGCAATACCCACAGCATCACCAAATGGAGGGGCCGTTGCCGCGAATACCGAGGTAACGCTTGCCAGCACGACGGCAAACGCGAAGATCTACTATACTCTGGATGGAAGCGAACCGACGAAAAGAAGCAAGAAATATAGTGATACGAACAAGCCCAAAATAGCGGAGGCCTGCACGCTGAAAGCAATAGCAACCGCAACTGGAATGGCGGACAGCGACGCCTTGAGCGTAGACTTTACAATCAGCGGATAAAGGAGGTGCGATACTATGGCTGATATGGATGATAAGCTATTACAGGAAATAAAAGTGGGCCTTGGAATTTCGAGCAACGATGAACAAATCAATGCTACGATCCGGCAAAAAATTGAAGCGGTAAAAAGCTATCTGAAAGGCGGCGGTGTGTCAGAAAAAATGATGATGGACGCAGCGGCAGTATCAACCATAGTAATCGGGGTCAACGACCTTTGGGACCAGGAGGCGGGCGAGGTGAAATTCTCGCCCGTTTTCAATTTACTCGTTGGGCAACTGAAAGCCCGTTCAATGGAGGTAAGCGGCAATGGGTAAAAAGGATCAGGCTTTGGAACTTCTGGAAGCGCGGAGGCAGGAAACTGGGTTTGTTATCTATGGCGAAAGAAAGCCCATTACACAATCGGAGTTTAATACTGCCGGTCAAAACGGCTATATGCCGTCTATTGGATTTAAGGTATGGGCGGGCGATTACCACGGTGAACAGTATATACGCCATAACGGGAAGCTGCTGACCGTATACCGTTCATACGAAGACGAGCTCGATATTGAGCTGTATTGTGAGGAGCGTGCCGGGAATGCCTGATATAGATACCGGCATCAAAGAAATGGTTTCCACATTGAACGCCTACCCCGCCAATGTTGCGGAGGCAGTTAAAAAAGCAGCAAAGGCACGCGCTGAGGCGGCGGCGGGTGAACTAAAGCGGGAAAGCCCCAAAAGAAAGGCTACGGCTGGCCGGCGTAAGTCCGGGGGAAAATCATTTAAGCCGGGGGCATATGCAAATGGATGGGTGGCGACTGTGGAAGAAAACACTCCATTGCGCATCAAGAACATTGTAGCAAATAAAAAACACTACCAGCTCACGCACCTGCTGGAAAACGGTCATCTAAACCGTGGCGGCGGGCGTGTTGCCGCGCGTGTTCATATTGCGCCAGTTGAAGAAAAAGTGATACAAAAACTGCCAAAAGATATTGAAGAGGAGATACAAAAGCTATGACACGCCAGGAAGTGGAAACGATGCTGAAAGCAACGGGCTATCCCGTGGCTTTTTATGAATTCAGGGAAACAGAACGAAAAGAACTCACACGGCCGTTTATAGCATACCTGACCGGAGAGACTACGCCGCTATGCCTTGACGGGCTGGTGGTGCTTAATATCGTCCCGTACGACGTGGAGCTTTATACGGATGAAAAAGACGATGGAGCGGAAGCCCGCCTGGAAAGCGTTCTGAAAGAAAACGGAGTTACGTGGTCGGGCAAACAGGAAATACCCATACCCGACCAGGAGATGTACGAGTGTATATACAGTTTTGAAACGGAGGAATAAAAAATGGGCAATATACCAAAAGTAAAAAGCGGCCTTGCTGAAATCGCATGGGCGCCGATCACAGTAGATGAAAACGGCAAAGACTCATATGAGGCTGTTGAAAAATTCCAGTATTCGCGGGAAATATCTTCCGAGCCTCAGGGCGAAAGCGGCTCGTTATATCTGGATTCCCGCGACGTGATGAGCGTAGAGGATAACGACGGATACCTCATAAAACTCACAATGGCAAAGTTCGACAAGGTTTTGGATAAATGGTTTGGCAACAATGTATCCGAGGACGGAAAAACGCGCGACGAATGGACGGACCAAACGCGGCCCCGATTTGTTTTGTTTGTGAGGCATCTGACGACCGACGCTAAAGGTGAGGTTGAGATGTATATAAACTGCCAGGCAAATAGGCGAATGAGCAGGAATGGTGCGACACGGGAAGGCAAAATGGCGTATTTCTTTGAGGAAGCGGAGATAAAAGCAAAGCCGCGCGAAGATGGTTTTGTCATGCGGTTGCTGGAAACGGACACGATACCCGATACGGTGCCGGATGTTACCAAGCCGACAGTTCAGGCAGGCCCCACAAATGTTCAAACGTCATCGGCCGGCAAAGCAGCTGCTAAGTAGGGGACTCATATATGGAGCGCATAATAAGAATTGGTGATAAAGATATCAAATTCCGATCAGACGGCGGAATAGGGCGGCTGTATCGAATGGCTTTCCGCTCCGACATATTCAAGGATTTCAGCACAATCAGCGAACAACTGGGCAGTCCGCCCAAAAAGCCGGGTGAAAATGCGAGCGAAACTGAAAACAAAGTGTATCAGGAAGCCCTGCAAAAGTATAATGATGATGCCTTTTTGAAAATGGACATGACGATCATAGAAAACCTCGCATGGGTAATGGCAAAAAAAGCCGATTCAAATATTCCGGATATAGACGAATGGCTGTCCGGGTTTGACAGCATCATGGATTTGTATTTGAGCTTCGAGCAGATTGTATCGTTTTTCAACGAAAGTATGGAAACGTTGGTAAAACCAAAAAACGCAATGGCGGCAGCGGGCCGGTCCTGACGTATGAGACGCTTTTGATCGGGTGTATTGGAATTGGGCTGACTGCCGCGGATATGGAAAATTATACAACAGGCCATTTGCTTGACGTGATTACAACCTACAGCAACCTGCAATCGGGTAGCGAGGATAAGGAAGATCTGTATTACAGGCAATTAAAGGAAATGGAGCCAGATATCAGGGCGCAATATACAAGCGGCGCACTATCGGAGGCGGATTACGTTGAATATATGAGAGCGCTGGACGGGTATGAGAGCGATTTAGGAGGGATATAGTGGCAAGCGGGAGAATAAAAGGCATCACCATTGAAGTAAATGGTGATGTGACGGGGCTTAGTGCTGCCCTGAAAGACGTTGAGGACAAAGGGAGCAGCCTGCGTACCGAATTGCGCGACATCGAAAAGCAACTGAAATTCGATCCGTCAAACACTGAAATGTTGGCGCAGAAACAACAGGTCTTGGGCGAAACAGTAGCCAATACCGCCCAAAAGCTTGATATGCTGCGCGAAGCGCAGGCCCAGGTACAGCAACAGTTTGAAAAAGGTGAAGCATCGGAAGAACAAATGCGCGCCCTGCAACGTGAAATTACCGAAACAGAGCAGCTTTCCAACAAGTACAAAAAGTCACTGGATGATGTAAACAAAAGCTTGGATGATAACAGCAAAGCGACGGAAACATCCGAAAAGAAGATGGATGACCTTTCTGGAGCAACACAAAAAGCAAACACGGAAACCCTGCAATTAGACGGCAATTTAGGCAATATGGTAAACACGCTGGGTATAAAGGTTCCGGATGGAACAAACAAAGCAATTGCCGGGTTTATGGCGCAGGCTGCGGCAACGGCAGCATTAGCGGCCGCTACAATAAACCTGATTAAAACGTTCGTTGATGCCGCAATAGAAACCGCGAAACTGGCTGATGATGTGCTAACTATGTCGGCTGTGACCGGACTATCCACAGACGCCATTCAGGAAATGAATTACGCTTCCGAGCTTCTGGACGTATCTACAGATACAGTGACGGGCTCAATGGCGCGTATGATCCGAAATATGAACATGGCGCGTGAAGGAAGCGGTACGGCGGCGGAGGCCTTTTCTAAACTCGGAATCCGCATTACAGACGCAAACGGCCAACTACGAAATTCTCAGGATGTATTCGGCGAAGTAATAGACAAGTTGGGCGAAATGAGCAATGAAACCGAACGCGATGCGGCGGCTATGGCTATATTCGGGCGCTCTGCCCAAGACTTGAATCCGTTGATTAAAAACGGCAGCGAGGCGTTGGAAGAATTAGCCGACGAGGCGCATAATGTCGGGTATGTGCTGGATCAGGAGACTTTGGGACGATTTGGTGCACTGGATGATTCCATGCAACGAGTGAATAATAAAATGACAATAGTCAAGGCAACGATTGGTGAGGCTCTTTTGCCAATAATACAAACTTTTGCGGACATCATATCGTCTATGAACCCGGAGCTTATCAAAGGTTTGGCCATAGTTGGCATGGCTATAGGAGTATTGGCTACAGTGGCGGGCGTAATTAGGTCCGTATCCACGATAACATCCGTATTAACGGCGGCAAAAGCAGCCAATACTGCTGCGACTATGGCTAACACGGCCGCGACACAAGCTGC